CAATCAAGAAGAAAAAAACCTTTGTGCAAAACCAGAGCTTTGTTTTAATTATCCTTTTAAAAATAAACCTTTTTTACATCAAAAAGCTTATTTAGAGAGGTTTTGTTATCAAGAAAAAGTGGCTTTGTTTGCTGATATGGGTACAGGAAAAACCTATATGTTGATAAATAATGCGGCTATTTTGTATGATAAAGGCAACATTGATGCTGTATTAATTGTTGCTCCAAAAGGCGTCTACAGAAATTGGACAGATATAGAAATACCCAAGCATATGCCTAGTCATGTTATTTATCGTGTTGCGAACTGGAGCCCTTCTCCTTTAAAAAAAGATAAGAAAAACTTAGAAAGCCTTTTTGATATTACTGAAGATTTAAAAATACTAGCAATGAATGTAGAGGCTTTTTCTACACTAAAAGGAACTACCTTTGCAAAGAGATTTGTTAACGCACATAATTCTTTAATGATTGTTGATGAAAGCACTACGATAAAAACACCAAAAGCCTCACGTTCTAAAAATGCTGTGAAAGTTGGGTCCTTGGTCAAATATAAAAGAATCGCCACTGGTTCTCCTATAACAAAAAGTCCAATGGATATTTATATGCAGTGTGAGTTTTTAAGTCCATCTCTTTTAAACATACCAAGCTATTATGCGTTTCAGGCACGTTTTGCAAATGTTATTGAAACTTCTGTTGCAACACATTCTTTTAAAAAAATTGTAGGTTATAGAAGACTAGATGAACTACAAGAAAAAATAAGTAGTTTTTCTTTCAGGGTTACAAAAGAAGAATGTTTGGATCTTCCTGATAAACTTTACTCTATTCGTCACGTTAATTTAACGAAAGAACAAACCAAGTCTTATGTTGAAATGAAAAAAAGAGCATTAGCTCAGTTTTCTGAGGGAATAACAAGCACGGTTAATTTTTTAACACAATTATTAAGACTACATCAAATTGTTTGTGGTCATGTCAAACTAGATGATGGTCAGGTTTTAACTCTGCCTAATAATAGACTACAAGAGTTGTTAAATGTTATTGAGGAGGCAGACGGGAAAATAATTATTTGGGCTAATTACCGACATGATATTGAACAAATTAAAAAAACTTTACAAAAAGAACATGGAATGAACTCTGTTGTTACTTACTACGGAGACACTTCTACTGAAGACAGACAAGAGGCAATAGAGAAGTTTCAAGATAAAGACAGCGATGTCCGTTTTTTTGTGGGGAACCCAAAAACAGGTGGATATGGCATAACCTTAACCGAGGCTAGTTTAGTTGTTTACTACAGTAATAATTTTGACCTTGAAGTACGCCTTCAATCGGAAGATCGAGCTCACAGGATAGGTCAGACTAAAAATGTTACTTATGTTGATTTACTTTGTGTTGGCACGGTAGATGAAAAAATTGTAAAAGCTTTACGTTCTAAAATTGATATTGCAAGTGAAGTTTTAGGAGAGGACCCTAAAAAATGGTTGATTTAATACCCGTTGTTAAAAAACATACATACCCTAATTTAAAAAGAAAAGATTTACCAGAAGGTAGACGTTATATTTACGGGGAGCAAAAACTTCCCAGTGTCACTACAATTATTTCTAAAACAAAAGACACTTCTGGTCTTGATGCTTGGGCAGAAAGAATTGGAAAAGAAAATGCAGAGAAAATAAAAAATGATGCAGCTTCTGTTGGAACACATATGCACAATGTGATTGAAAGAATGGTTGCTTACAGAGATTTACCTCGTCCTACAAATTGGTTAATGACCAAAGGTTATGAAATGGGCTATAAACTTGTAAACACTTATTTTAAATATTTAGAGGAGATTTGGGGTTCAGAGGTGTCTGTGTATTACCCTGGCAAGTACGCAGGAACTATGGATATGGTTGGCATATATAGAGGTAAGTTAGCTGTTATTGATTTTAAACAATCTAAAAAACCAAAAAAACCTGAATGGATTGAAGATTACT